ATCTCCAAATTCTGCAAAAGTCTCTTTTAGTTTTGCAAAATCTTTAGGGTCTAAACTTTCAATACCTGCTTGTTGACTCTGTAACAAATCTGTAGTTTGTTTTGCGAATTTATTTGCTTGAAGAGCACCTGCAAAAGAATCCTTTGCTTGTTTTCTAATTTCTGCAGTGGTCTTTGCTAATTCAGGATTGATTTCCTTAATTTCGTCTATAAGTTTTTTAAAGGATGGTTTGAGCTCAGACCTAGCTTTTTCAATGTCTCTTGCAGTTTCTGTAATCTGCTTGTTTATTTCCTTATTAAGGTCATCGTTCGCCATTTAAATTTCTCTAGTTATTTACTACCGAATGCTTTACCTGCTTCTGATATACCAAATGCACCTAGTGTTACAACTACGAATGAGGTATAGATTGTTTCAGAAACTTTTAAATCTAAATCCCATGCAAGTGCAGTTACTAAGTCTGTTATACCAAATACAGTCATTAAGAAAAATGATATGAAACCAATGATTGCTTTTTCATTTATATCATTGTCATCTAGGAACAAGTCTATGAACTTTCTTTTAGGTGGTTCTAGTCCTTGTTTTGCCTTAATGGCATCTTCCTTCATTTCCTTTATGACATCTTCTTGTTCATCGAGTTTCTCGATGAGTGCCATATATTTTTCTAAATCGATTTCGACTTCGTTTCTCGAATCTACTGTTTTATTATCATCAGCCATTTTTTTATCCCTATTATTAAAATTAAAAAATCACTTCACGAAATCATTATCTACCCATTTTTGCTTTTCGGTTTTGTTCCTTTTGCCTTTCTTTTTCTTCCTCTAACCATTGTAAAAGAAGATTAATATAAATCTCTCTTTCCCAAGGCATCATATTATCAAGTTCTGTTAATGAATACTTGTGGTGTTGCATTAACTGAAAGTTGGTGTTATAATAATTAAACACCGACTCATGAGAAAGAGCTATTAAAAAAAACTATTAAGGCCCTCCAATTTCTTATTGGTAGTTTCTGAACATATATTACATTGACCTTCTGATTCGATAGTCAATTTAGGTATGTTATCAAAAAACTCACCCAGCAATCCTAATTGTGTAAATGTAAGATTATCAACAAACTCAGTTAACTCATTTTCTGAGACTTCATTCATTTCATACATTTCATTTTCATCAAAGATACGAACAATACAATGTTTCATAACTTCGATTGCGTTGCCCTCATTTTCTACTTGGTCAACTTTTTCTACAATTCCAACAGAAGGCCATTTTAATACTACACCAACATTATCACTTATCATGATTGTTGTGTCAGGATTTTCACCGACCATTTCTGCTTCTTCGAGGTTAATGTTAAGCTCTACACTTCCATTACACTCAGTGTCATTACAAGGTACTGAGACTTTTGTTGTTTCTCCAACAGAAACACATCTTACTTTAAGAAACAAATATTCTAAATCTGCCATTGCAAGTTTAGTTGCTTCTACTTTTTCGAAAGTAACTGCCGAAATCATTTTCTTAATTGCACCAAGAATCTGTTTTTGGTCTTCACTTTCTCTCGCAAGAGTCAATACTTTTTGTTCTTTTACAAGAAACGGTCTGAACTTTACCAGTTCACCGTTACTTGGTAACACACACTCATGAGTGGGTGTCGATTGGATTGGTAATCCCATAATTTACTCCATATTATATTTTATCCACCACCGAAAATATTATTCAGTTGTGAACTTCTAGTGTCTAGGTTAGTTAAAGTTTTACGGACTTTGCCCTCTTTACCAAACCTACTTAAAAGATTACTACCTTCAAGTAGTGAATCTAAAATTACTCTTCCTTTATTTAGGAAACTTCTCTGATGTACATTTTTGTTATACTCACTAGTCCAATACTTGTATGCAAAGGTTACTGTGAATTTCATTAAAGAACCGTCTACACTTAAATCCTGAGAAGAAAACTCTGTAGGATAACATTCATGTAATTCGTATGTTAATGCAACACCTTTTGAATCGTCTCCACCTTTATGGTCTGTACGATTTTGGTTTATTTGAATCTTTCCAATATAGTCATTATAATAACTAAAAACTGGATGAATTTGGTTACCTTTACCAGCAGTATAAACTAGTGATTGCCATGCTTCTATAATAAATCTATCTGCGAATGCTTGGTCGCATATAAATGTCATACTGGTTGTTCCACCATTATCGACAGTACCATCAGGCATACTTCTTTCTGCACCATGTTCTGCAAAACTTGAAGTAGATATTGAACGACCAGGCAACTCACACGATTCTACTCGTATTCCCATTTTAGCTGGGTCATTACCATCACCAAATGATACAGGTAAAAAGAACATTACGTCAAATCTATTTCCTCTTGCGCCTTGGTCAAAGTTGTATTTAATGTCGTCTATAGTGTTATTTCTTGGCATTATATTTGTTTCCTACTATGTGCATACACTGTATTTGTATTAACTCCCCTAAAATCTGCAGTTGGTAGCATTGCGGCTACGTCCCAATATTCTTTTTGTACTTGCATAGGTGGTCTTTTAATCCTACTATAAAGATACCTTTTTATACATGGTAATGCAGGACGTAATCTTGATACACTTCTAAAGTACTCATAATTTATATCTACTCCATCTTCTGTTCCATACTTATACATTTCTTCTAATAAATCTTGTCGTGCCATAGGTGGAATGTAGTGTAAATTAATTCCATAGAATCCATCTTGTATAGACCTTTTATCAAAAGGAATTACTAAAGGAAATCTATCATACCAAGGCAACGTCCTTTTATATTTTGCATTATAAAACATCATGTACATATTACCTTCTACAATTTCACCACCTACTTTAGTTCCGTCTAGATAAACCTTTTCATTCATTCGTCTATCAAAGATTCTTCTAATATTTGTTCTAAACCACTCTAATGCAAGTTGTGTATGCGTACCAACAGCTTCGGGTTTGAGATTTTCTAACTCTTCAAAAATAGTAGACATATATCTATTTATACTCAGGTGAGGTGTTCTTCGGTCAATATTCTGAAATTGTATTTACGATTTTTACAGTACTCTTCTGCAGCTTTGAATTTTGCTTGATTAACTCCATAAGTTCTAACTTCTTTTAGATACTTTTGGGTTTTTCTCTTTGGGACTTTAGGTGGTAAACATTGTCGTTTGGGTTTTACTTCTATAATCTCACGTCTAACTGTACCCGATACGTTTCTTACTTTAATGTAGAAGTCGGGGAAGTAACGGTGTATCTTATTGTCTATAGGGGAAACGTATGGAATAATAATCTCTTCACTATTCCATTCTAGTATAGAAGGTGTGTTATCACAATAATGCATAAACCTACGTTCCCATAGAGAACGATAGTAGACCTTTGTAGGGTCTCCCTTATACTTCTTGTGGTTCTTTGGACGAAATCTACCTTTGTACGACATAAGAGTATTTATTACTCTTTTTCATATCCTTTTTTTCTATCGTATTTGGTTCTGTCTTTATGGACTTGAGTAAGTCCGTGTGAAGGTGTCTTCTTGTGTTCTTTTATTTTAGGCTCAGGTTTCCCAAAGATACGCTCCCACGCATCTGCATATTTCTTTTCGTTTGAGTTCCGTCTTTTGGAACCCTTTCCACCGTGCCATTGAGTCATTGTTTATATCCATCGTTTTGGACGACCTGCTTTATCTCTCTTGATTGCATCAAGTTTATTTCTGCGAGTCTGTGCTTGATTCTTTTTATGTTTCTTTTGATTAGGTTTTTCGAAGTATTGTCTATCTCTTACTTCCTGTACAATACCTGCATTATCACACGCCTTCTTAAAACGTCTAAGCATTTGGTCGAATGATTCCGTAGTTCTTTTCTTCGGATTATATCTTGGTGTTATACTTGGCATTATGCAAAAAACTTCTCTAGAGATTCCTCTTTATTTTTAATTTTATCTGAACTATATTCTAGTTCCCCTTCTTTCCTAAACACTAAAATGAACTCATGAACTTTTGCAGTATATCTTTTACTTGCACATTTACCTGCTTGTAGAGCTGCAAATATAGTGTCGTTCTTCATTACAATTATATCGTGTAACTTGAGTCCCGATTGTGTAAACATATTTATGGTATCAGAATGAAATGGTTTATACTCTCCGTCTCTTCTCCAATCACCACAAACCCAAACACAAAATCCGCCT